TTGCTTGTAGCTTTCTGTTTTTGCGGATAGAAGCTATAAGCTTTTTAATTTTTACTATCATGTTATCACCTCCTTAAGTGTACTTATTATACAACGTATATACGTTGCTGTCAAGTATTTATTTCAAAAAGTGAAAATTATTTGAAAACATAATAAAATCAAGGTATATACTTATACTAAATAAAAATGGCTTAAAAGATATTAAGAAATGTGAACATTTGGCTTAGTTTTAATAAAAATAAAATCTATTTACATAATTTTGACAATATGATATAATTGTAATGAAAAGGTATTACTTTTGTAAAAAAGTAGATATATAATAATATTATCAATAATTGTCGAAAAATACGACGAAAAAATCTTGAAATAAATTTACTTTTAGTATAAACTATTCTAAAATACAAAGAATATAATATAATACTAGGAGTAGAAATGGATGAGGAAAGCTTAATTATAGGATATCATGGAACTAAGAGAGAAAATATTGATTTAATATGTAAAGATAATTTTTCAATGAGTTTAGATAAAGAGAATAAATTGTTTTTAGGATATGGTGTTTATTTCTTTTATTTATGTGATGATGCTTTAGACTGGAATATAAAAAGGTTTATAGAAGATTTTAAATATTTGCCAGGATATGAAATTATTTTAAATAAATATGGAATAATAAAAAGTAATATAAAGTTAAAAGAGAATGATATATTAGATTTAGATAATAAAGATAAATTATATAAATTAGAGATTTTAATAAAAAAGTTTGAAGGAAAATTTGTAACAAAACCAGAGTATTTAAGAGCAAAAAATAAAACATCAGCAATTATAAATATATTATATAATAGGAAATTGCTAAACAAGAAAATATTATCAAAAACATTTTTTGAACAAATAAAGACAAAAGAATTAAATTCTTTAAAGAATTATCCAAGAAAGATGTTCTGTGTTAAGGATACTAGTATTATTAAGGAAAATAGAGAAGAAACAAACATTGATAGTAAATTATTTGATAGTGTTATATATTTTTATAGATAGGGTGAGTATAATGGAGATTTTTGATTTAAGTATTGAGGAATTTGAAAAAAAAATCGATGAATTATTAGATAATACTTCAGAAGATGAATTATTAGAAGAGTTAGTACAAAGTGGACTTATAATTGATGAATATGAAGATGAGGGATATTATATAGAAGAAAACTATAATAATATATGGGTACATAAAAATAGGACAAGCAATATGAAAAAAATATTGAGTCTATTGAATAGAAGAGAAATAGAAAATTTATTGGAGGCAGCATAAAATGGAGAAATATAAAAGTATGTTAATTTTTCAAAAATATGTAGTAGATAAGGTGATATTTGAAAGAAATAATGATTATGATTTTAATCAAAAAGCAAAAATAGAATTTTCTATTAATAAAAAAACAGATAAAATAGATAACAAGATGACAGTAAGTATAAATACAAAAATTTTTGAAAACGCAAAAGAAAATAATTTTCCATTTGAAATGGAAGTTGCTATTACAGGCTTTTTTGAAGTAGAAAATGATTCTAAAGAAATTGATTTTGAACCTAATGCTGTAGCTATATTATATCCATATATAAGAGCAATTGTTTCAACATATACAGCAAGTGCTAATGTAAGTTCGTTAATATTACCAACAATTAATGTTAATAAATTAATAAAAGACCATGAAAAGAACTAATAATAATTCTTTTATTGTCAAGGAGAGAAAATGGAAAGTAATAATGTAGATGATTGGAAATAATTGTGTAATAAATGTTTAATTATTATTAAGAAAGCAAATAAGACAGAAAACGATATAGATAAAATAGTAAAACAAAGTAAAATATAATTTTTCGACAAACATTTCAAACAAAAACTATTACAATATAATTATATGAAAAAATAGATTATTAAATAGTTCCCAGCAAAAGGGAACTTTTTCTTTTTACTTGAAAAGTAGCACAAAGAGTTCCTGTTAAAATAAAGTAAAAAATGATAAAGTAATAAAAAAATAGTAATAGGAGAATACTAAAGATGGATAAATTTGATAAATTGAGAGGAAAACTAGAAATGACTATTAACAAATATGGACTCAATTCAGAAAAAACAAAAAAGATAAGTGAAAAATTTGAAGAATTGATAAATTCATATTATAAAAATGAAATACAATATCATGAAGATAGTATAATGTATATAAATTATAAAGAAGCCATAAAAACATTAAAAAACATAACAAAAGAATTTTCAAAATTCCCAACAATAGATGAATGGAACAAATATGCAAAAGAACATGATTTACTATGTTCAGAGAGCATAAAATATATCAGCGGAATAAACTGGCATAACTTGAGAAGTAGAATAAAATCAAGTATTTAAAAAAAAGTAAAAATTTTTTTTTGAAAAAGTTTGTAGAATTTTCAGTATTTACAGACTTTTTTTGTCGAAAGCGGGTTTTGACAAGGAGAAAATAAGCATATATAATATATAAAAAGAAGATATAGCTGACAACCAATCTCTATATCTTCAAAATAAATTACACTCAAGAGAGTATAAACACAACTTAAGTATAACCTCTTGAGTGTGAATTGTCAAATTAATTTACGAAAGAGAGGATTTTTTATGAAAAAAGAAAACGAAAGAAGAAATTTAAAGGAAAGGAAAAAACTATTTACAAAAAATAAATGTAATAATATAATTAGTAAAGATTATAACCCCTTGAATAAAGACAAAGGTTTTTATGAAAGAGAGGGATTGCCAATGGAAGAAAAAAGAGATTTAGAATTAGAAGAAGTAATGAAGGAATTAAATTTAGAAGAAAGAGAATTTGTGGAAAAGTATCCTAAGGAATGTATAAGATTATACAAGAAAGGCATGATAGATTGCTTTAATTATTATAATAAAGATGGTACTTTTTAATATTAACATCTGTCTATATTAAAAAGTACCATAAATGGATTAAATAAAAAATATTTTCATATTGTAGTCTTTATCAAGGGTTATATAATCAATTATAGAAAGCCATAATCTTCTTTTTTGTAATCGAGAAAACTTATTATATTCAGAAATAAAATTCTTGGTCAAAAATGATTTTAGAACATCAAGATTGTTATCTATAACATTAGTTTCAATCTTATCTTGTTCTTTATATAGATTTTCTAATTGAGAAACATATTCTCTATAATCTTTTTCATAATCTTCTATTCTAATTAAATCTCTTATATATAGATCTTTCAATTTATTAAGTTTAGTTTCTAAAGAAGTAATTTCTTTTGACATATCCATTTTCTTATAATTTTTTTGTTTATATTCATAATCTAATATAAATTGTTTTAATTGAGGATTAATTTCTTGTAGCAATTTTTGTTCAATCTTTTGTTCATTAAAGTTGGTATTGCATTTGCATTTTAAAGATAAATGATGATGTTTACAAATATAATAGTACCTAGAGCTTTCAGGATTTTTAGAGTAAAATTTTCCTCCTAATGTATATTTGCATTCAGCACATTTTAACATTCCTTGAAATAAATATCCATCTGAATTATTTACAGTTCGCTTTCGAGCATTTTTCTTTAACAATATTTGAGTTTTTTCAAATGTAATATTATCTATAATTGCAGGGCAAAAATCTTTAATATCTCCATATCTAGTTTCTTTAACTCCTTTATATAATTTATTAGTTAATATTCTATATGTTTTCATATAATTTAATTGTAATTCTGGATATTTTAAATCTAATTTCTGAAACGTTTGGTAAGCACTAGTAGTTTCTTTATAGAAGTGAAAGGCATCTTGTATAATTTGTTTTTTATCTTCATCTATAACTAATTTTTTATCGTGTTTTTTTAAACCAATAGGAATTTTACCAGCAATAATTTCTTTATTTTCAATTTTTGTTTTAAAAACACTCCTAATCCTTTCAGATGTTTGAGCAGATTCATTTTCTGCAACAGAGAGCATAATATTAATATGCAATCTACCATTTGCTGTGGAGCTATCATATTTTTCAAATACTGTTTGCCAAAATACACCATGTTCATCTAAAGTGTCTAATATTTTATAATAATTCCTAACACCACGAGAAAGCCTATCTAATTTAGTTATAAGTATCCTATTTATTTTATTTTGTTCAACATCTTTTAATAATTTTTCCAAAGCAGGTCTTTTTAAATTAGTAGCAGAAAAGCCATCATCTTCATAAATACCATATATATGAAAGCCATTAGCTAAAGCATATTTTGTTAATTCATCTCTTTGAGTTCTTAAACTATCTCCATTAACTGCTTGCTCTTCTGTACTTACACGTACATACAATGCTACCTCTTCCGCTTTTTTTATATTTTCCATTATTCAAAAGCTCCTTTTATCTTTGCTTCTTTTACTCTTCCTATTATTTTAACAGGTACATTTTTCATATCATTAAAAGTAAATTTTCTAATAGGATAATAAGGGTTCATTGCGTGTAATTCTATACCTTCATTTGTTTTAATTACCTTTTTTACAGTTGCTTCTTCTCCATTTATTAGTATAACAGCAGTTTGACCACTTTCAACATCATCTTGGTCATGTACTATTACTAAATCTCCTTGACTAAGAAGAGGTAGCATACTATCACCAGTTATTTCAAGAGCATAATATTCATTTATATTTTTTTTATAACTCTTCACTGTATTTTCATCAGTAATATATCCAATTACATTTTCTTCAGCTAACCAATCATAACCTGCTTTTACTGTACCAAGTATTGGAATTTTAGGAATAATAGAATAAGATATACTACCATCTGAATGTATCGTTTTTCTATATTTACTTTCATTTGTCCATTCTTCAGCTGTGATATATTTTTCTTTTTCAATTGGCACATCTAACCCCATTAGCCAAGATTCTGAAACATCTAGAGCATTAGCCAATTTAAAAATACTTTTTTGTTTGGCTTCATACTTACCTTTGATATATTCACTTAAAGATGATTTAGAAATACCAGTTTTTTCAGAAAGTTCTACAGCTTTCATGTTTCTCATTATCATAGCTTTATTTAATCTATTACAAAAAGTATCCTTTTTCATATTGCCTCCTTTATAAGTAAATTATAAAGCATTTTTATAGAAAAAACAACAGTTTTTATAAAAAAAATAAAGAAAGTCGAACTTTTTTATAAAAAACTATTGACAGGTATATTTTTTTTTGTTATTATAATCTTAGTTCGGAAACACGAACGGACAAGGAGGTGAAAAAATGGAATATGAGGTAATTGAATTTGATTTTAATAAGTTAAGAGGAAGAATAAAAGAAATATATGGTACACAAACAGCTTTTGCTACAGCAATGCTAATAAATGAAGCGACATTGAGTAATAAGTTAAACAATAATGTTGAATTTTCTTCAAAAGAAATTATTAGAGCATGTCTATTATTATGTATAAATTTTGAAGATATTAAATCATATTTTTTTAATTTAAAAGTTCGAGAAAACGAACAATAAGGAGGTGAAAGCAAATGAATAATTTAATAATACAACAAAGTAATTTGCCGAATACATTAGAAGATTTATCAAAATTTGTTTTGGTAGGAAGAGAGAAGTTAACAGCAGTTAGAGCAGAAATAAGAGCAATAGATAAAGTAAAACTTGCAGAAGAAGTACGAGAACAAAAAAAAGAAGAAGCACAAATGTTAGCAGAAGCTCTATTAGATGCAGAAGTAAGAATAGGGAATTTATTGAAATATATACCAAAAGCAACAAAGGGTAATCAATATACAGGGAAAATGGTAAACGACAGTGGTGTCGATAATCAAAGACCAAAAAAACAGGTAATAGAAGAGTTAGGATTTAATCAAAAACAAGCAGAACGCTTTGAAACATTATCTTCTAATAAAGATGTTGTAGAGCAAGTAAAAGCAGAAGCAAGGAAAAATGAAGACATTCCAACAAGAAGTAGAGTTTTACAATTAGTAAAAGAAAAATCAAAACAAGAGCAATTTATAGAACAGGAATTTAAAAAAATTGAAAATGAAAAGGCAATTGAACTTAATTATCATAATGCATTATTTAAAATTTTAACATTAGAGATAAAAGAAGAAGAAGTAGAGATATGGATAGAAGGAATGATGAAAGAAGAGAAAGAAACATTAGAAAATGACTTAAATGAAGCGATAATAAAGTTTAAACAAATAAAAGAAATAATCAAAAACAAAAATAGAATAAGGAGGATAAAGTAGTGGATAGAAAAGTAAGAAATAAGATTTTTGAAGAAATAAAATCTAATGGTAAGTTGGAAAAAGATTATATAGTACAACTAATAAAAATTTATGACGATAGACCAGATGTTAATAAATTAATAGAACAAAGTTATAAATCAAAAGCAGATAGAATAATAGCAAGTTTTAAAGATGAGAATGGTATAAGAGATTGCTTTGCAATAAAAGACAGCCATAATAAAACTAAATACATAGATATATCAAAACCTAATTTATTAACTAAGAGTGATATTGATATTGTAAGAGACAAGCAAATAAAACTAAGGAAAAAGAAAGAAGAAATAATCAAGAAGGTTGCAATTTCACAAAAAGTTATAACAGGTCAAATACAATTAGAAGATTATAATAGAGCATTAAAAGAAGAATTAAATAAAGAAATTATTTAGAAATAAGTACAAACTATCTGAATAAAGTTAGGAGAGGTGGTGGAATGAATGAAGATAAGACAAAGTTTACATTAGAACATGCAGAAACTTTTTTTCAAACGTATGCAGATATTTTAGCAGAAAAATATGCACCTAATGTAGAAGTAACAGTAAAAGTAAAAGAAAAATAATAAAGGAGGCAAACAAATGAAAATAAAAATAGACAAAAACAAAATCTATATGAGAATAGGACAAGTAGTAGTATATACATCAATGTGGTTATTAAGCATAATAGGGACAGCATGGGCATTAACAAGAACGGTAATTTATTAGGAGAACTGAATTGAATAAAATAAAAGAATTTAGAAAAAGGAAAAACTTATCTCAAAATGATATAG